GTGTTTTCGAGCAACTGTGCTGTCACTGCTCTTCTGTGGCTATTCTCAATCTCTGGCAGATCTGGATGATCAAGGAGAGGAGACCACTTATTTACGACGTTTTCGTGTAAGTTCATTTGTAACTCCTATTACTTTAGACTTTTTTTACATGATTAGAAACTGCATCAACGTATTTCTTTACATTATTGTCGATGTATTTATCATTTTGCTCAACTTCAACTTGCTCATCCATATAGAAAACATTGGAAGACACTGCTTCTCTAATAACCGATGCTGTATCAAACTCATTTGCAACAAAAGTTTCCTTAAGTGCTACTAATTTATCATTAAGCTGAGAAGCATTGTCAGCATCAACATTTTCTGCTAATTTCTTTAACTTATCTCTTTGCATCAAAGAAAGATCTGCAGAAACTGCCTCGAAAACCAGAGCCTTTTCAAGCTCATTGATGTGAGATCTCTGGTTCATGTTCTTTTTAATTTGTTCGTTCAGCTTACCCTTGAGTTCTTCTACTTCGCTGTAAGCTTCCTGAACCATCTCTACTTGAGAGTCATCAATTGCAATGTTGTAAGACTTGATAACTTTGGAGATGTCGGTGATCATGTTCTCGTAAAGATCACCCTTAATGCCGTTGTCTAATACAAGCTTATTTTCAACCATGTAATCTTGTACAGAATCAGTGATGAAGCTATCAACAGCTTCTACAAGAGAACCTACTTCACTGTTGAACTGAATTTCAAAATCTTCAGAAATTTCTGCAATGATGTGATCTTCTACTTCTTCCATCTTTTGAGCAATGGTTGCTTCAAAGATAGCAGCAGCTTTGTTTTTAACTTCTTCCGAAAGCCCTTCACCAGCAAAGATGGTATCAACAGCTTCTTTAGCCATGATGGTAGACTGGTTGATAACAGCAGCTTCGTCAGGAACTTCGTCTGCCTTGTCTTCAGGCTTTGCTTCTGTTGTTTCTGGAGCAGGTTCAGCTACTGTAGCAAGTACCTGATTCACTTTTGCATCATCTGCAGTAAGAACAGCATTGATGATTGCAGAATTCTTGTCTGCTCTTGTCATGCCTTCACCCACTTTATTATCTTGTGGTCTTTCGGAAGGCATAGGTGAAGCAACTACCTGAGAAGAGGACAACTCTGGTGTTGGTTCCTCTACTGGAGGAATGTTTGTTGATTCAACAACTTTTCTTCTACGTGCCATTTTTAAAAACTCCTTTAACTGAGTATTATTTATTTAGATAAGTTTTTGAGAAAATTCTCAAATAATGCTAGTTTAGCTTCTGGGGTCAAACTATTTGATCTAGTTTTCTCTTCAACAATCTCTTCATATCTTTCAATGGTAGAAGCTTTTAAGATTCCATTGTCCCAAACCCACTCAACACCTTCCATAATACCATTAACAAAAGCATCAGGAGCAGAAGGATCTGCTACAATGTCTGCTGCAGTAGCAAGAGAAAAATCATCTTGTACTTCTTGAAACTCACCTCTGGATTTCAAAGAACCCATTCCTCTTGTCGAAACCCCAAGTGTTGCACCTTCATCAATAAGAGTCTTAACGATCTTACCATTTGGTGTATCAAGAATTTTGGCTTTACCAATAAAGTTTGGCCCATCTTGATTGATCTCTACAATCATGTGGGAAACTTTATCGAGATTGATTGTTGGACCTTCAGGATGTCCTAACTCACCAAAAGCTCTATTCTTTTCAACAAGAGTATCACAGTATTTTTTAACTTCTTTTTCAAGAATCTCGATAGGGTAAACTCTACCGTTTTTATTTTTCTTTTCACCTTGAATAAAAATACCCTCAATGAAGTATTCAGGCTTTCCAGATTTATTTTCTTTGAGGAAATTTACTTCCTCATTTAATTCTGTGATGAGTTTCATTTTAGATACCAAACCTCTTTTCAGCAGCTTCAGCTTTTCTAATAATCTCTTTTAACAGAATTTCATCAAAGTCCGGAATGTCCTTAACTGCCTCTTTTGCCTTCGCTTCAAGAACCTTGTAGATGTCATTGTCATTTGCAAAAGCTCTAGCAAGCTGCTTTCTTTCTCTGCCCCTAACATATCTTCTCCATGCAAACCTTCCACCAAGGCCGACTGCCAGAATAACAGAGACAGGAATAGCTACTAATCCTAAAGAACCAAGAATACCTTGCATTTTACCTGCAAAACTAGAATTAGCCGAAATCATTCCTAGATTGGCAGCTAATCCGTCCAACCAATTTTTAGGAATGTTGCCAAAGAAATCTTTAACTGTTTTAACTTGACGATTAAAATCAGCCAAAACTTCAGACCAGCTTTTTGGTGGGGTTGGTGGCTGCTTTTTTTCTAATCCGTTATAAAAAGAGATCATTGCTTGAAATGTGTTTGGTCCGACTTTGCCATCAGAACCAGCACCGATTTTTTGTTGCAATTGTCTAATTGCGGGTACTGCTTCTCTTGCTGCAAATTTAGATCTTAAAACGGAGACTGCAGGAGGAGTAATACCAGCCGCATCTAAAACCTTCACTGTCGTCTGAACAATTTTTTCAAATAAGTCTGGGTAGTTTTTAGACAATTCACCCATATTTTTATACGTGTTTTTGTTTTGAACGTAGTCATTAAGAGGACCAATATCAAATTCTTCTACTTGTTCCATAAAGAATTCATATTCTTCATTAACAATTTCTTTAGCTTTTTCTTTACTAATCTCCACTGGATATTCCTTTCCGTCAAAATCGAAAGTCTTTTTATCAGCAAGAGCAGCTTCAGCAGCAGCATATGTGAAGCTAGACTTATCCTCTGTCTTAACCTTCTTTTCTTTACCCAATAAAAGTTTCTTCGACATTTTTTTATCCTCTTTTATTCTTCGTCTTCCGAATCGTCTTCAGACTCTTCTTCAAGATCTTCTTCAGATTCTTCGTTGACTTGTTCGTCTTCGTCATCGTCATAGTCAGCTTCTCTGTGGCCCTGCTCTCTGTCTACAGGCTGGTCAACACTAGCTACCGGATGATCGACAATTTCTCCCGAATGCATGGCAACGAAATCTTTGTCAGCTTCGGAGTCAAAGATTTCTGGGTATTGTTCTGAAATTTCTTGTTGAATTTCATTAGTTCTTTTATCAATAGCCTCAATCAGCTTCTGAGACATAGCACCTTTAAAGGCTGTCAAAGCACCGCTTAAGTCATCTTCAGCAATATAGTGAATAATATTTTTTACATTACTCATTGGGTTTCTCCTTTGTTTCCTTTATTTATTCTTCTTGATTAGAAGAGTTTGTCTGTTGCATCTGTTGTGACTGTTGATATTCAAGCATGTTTTCTGACATAATACGTTCGACATCAGAATTTGTCTGTCTCAGAATATTTTTCTTGATGTATTCAGTAGAGAAGTATTTACCATTGTACTGTTCAGCTTCTCTAAGAGTCATCAAACGTTCTCTGAAAATTTCATTCTCTTTAAGTTCTGTGTAGAAGTTGTTCTCATTGTATCTAATAAGAATATCTTTTTTGATGGAGTCAAATTCAGCAATATTCATAATACCCTTGAGAACAAGTTGTGTTCTCAAACAGGAGTAAATAAATTCGTTAAACTTTACTCTCAAACGTTTCACAAATTTGTGAAATTTAACTTCGTCTCTATTGATTTCAGAGGCTCTTCCAAGAGTGTAAGACACTTCAGCTTCCATTCTGGAAGTCGGAACATTAAGTGCTCTATAAAGTTTCTTTTGGAAGTAGATAATGTCTTCCATCTGACCTAAGTTATTGCCACCCGGAAGTGTACCAATTTCTGTACCACGACCACCTTCTCTTCTTGGAAGCCAGTAGTCTTCTAACATGGTCATAAATTTACGATCATCTTTGATTTCTCCAGAAGATGCATCGTAAACAAGTTTGTTCTTGTGCTTTTGCATCATATCACGGAGGTATTGCTCTGCCTTCATCTTAGGCAAGTTACCTACGTCGATATAAAAAATTCTTCTTTCTGGCGCTCTTGCAAGTCTGTAAATGACTGCAGCATCTTCCAAAGCTCTAAGCTGATTAACAGGTTTGATAGCTTTATGGAGATGTGAAAGGACCATTTTATTGGCTCTATCATTGATTCCAGAATCACAGTAAATGATAGAATCTTTTGCAATTTTGATAGTCGCTGCCGTCTGTGGCATAGCTGAAACGCTTGCTCCTAGAAACCCATCATTGTTATACATGAAGTATTCGTTTTTGATTTTCTTTTCAGAGGCTTTTGTTTTTGGATCTTTTACTTCTTCGAATTCAACAATTTTCTTGATCTTTCTTGGATCAACATATCTTAATTCTTGAATACCTGCTTCTGGAGATCTTTCATCAATAACAACATGATAGTAAAGTCTACCATCAACATACCATTTTCTAAACATCTCGTAGGATTTTTCACGGAATTCAAGAAGATCGACAACCTTCTCAAACTCCGTGTAAATCAGTTTCTTGAGGGTTGCACCTGCTTGAACTTTGTCGAGGGAAATTTTTAGTGCGTCACCAGCTTCATCAGGGTTAATTACTTCATTGATAATATCATCAACAGCAACTTCTACTTCAGGCTGCATAGACATATCTCTATATCTATTAATCAATTCGACATCGTTTCTTACCGATCCGTCAAGATCGACATAAGATCCGTAGAACCCTCCGGTGCTGACGCTGATAGAACCATCGTCAAACTCCGGTTGAGTAAATGTTCTTACTGTTTTAGTCTCTTCCTGTTCTTTTTGAACACGACTAATATTAAAACCAAAAATTTCCATCAACTATACCTTATTTTTAAAGTGCTCGACCTTCAGAAACAAACTCACCCTGATTACCGGGTGCAACTGTATTAGTTCTAGCACTTCTTTCTTCATCCAACAACCAATAGTCATACTTGAAGTTTACTTGGAATTCTTCAATAACATCTGACTGCGCCCAATCAAGACCAATAGCAGTAAGATCAGAAGGGAAACAACCAACAAACTTGTACTTTCTAAGAATGTCACCAGACTTAGAATACTGGATCACAGAACCGTCTCTTTTGTAAGATTCTGGTCTTTGATAACCAGCATCTCTTACATTAGGCTCATGAGAGTTCAAAGAATTGTGCCAAGCTTCAAGAGCATGTCTTACAGCAAAGTCTTCATCGTTGATTACAGTGATCAACCAGTCATCATATCTTCTTTGACCAGCAACCTTAATGGTTCTTCCAAAGTAAGGAACTTCGGAGAAACCGATAGAAGAAGTTGGAATAGCTGTAGCTCTAGCCATAAAACGAATTTTATCATCGCCTCTAGAATCTACAGGGTTTTGAAGTTCGATAGAGAATAGTGAGGCTCTAGCCCCACCAAACTCAAGTTCTTCTCTAAAAGAGTTAATATTAAAAGCCATTTACTTTATCCTCCGAATCTTCCTACAACTTCCTCAAACGCTACTCCGGTTCTTACTGCAACGAAGTTCAGTCTAATGAAGTTAATAGATCTTGCTGGTTTGATGTAGATGTCGCCAACAAATTCATTTCTGTCGATAACTTCTGGCGTATTGTTTGTTTCGTCACAAACAACTCTAAAGTCTGTGATACCTCTACGACCTTGAACCGTTCTCAGGAATGGCTCGACCAGAGATACAAACTGTGCTCTTGTGAATTCATCATTCAGTTCGAACAAAGTAAACTTAGAGGCAGTTGCAATCGCCTTTTCAAGAACAATAAACAATCTTCTAACATTGATTCTGCTGAATGCAGAAGGCTTGCCGAGAAGTGTCTTGTCACCAAAAAGGATGTTGCCCTGATTTCTAAATTTGACAACAGGGTTAATGTCAGAACGATAAAGAATGTCTCTTTCAGCTTGATCTGGATTGTATGCCAGCTTAACTACATTCTTGATCTCGCCTCTATTAAATCCTGCAGGGGAATACCAAGGCTCTCTCTGGTTATCAGTTCTAACCATAAGACCCGCAATATCACCGTTCAATGGAACATATCTGAATACATCATTGTACTTGTCATACATGTACTTATATCCAGAATCCATGATACCGTAAGAAGAAGCTCTTAAAGTATTACGGAATGCTGTCACATCGTTAGTAGGATCAATTCTATTGCCTACAACATCAGCCCTGTCGGGAGAAATTGTTACAACACAATCAAGTCTCTTTTCTGCAACGTTATCAATGAGATAGTTAGCAAATGCTTGTCCATTTGTTCCACCTCTTGCTTTACCTTGCATCATAATGGACACGTCAACCTTTTCAGGATCTGCAAAAAAGTCTGCTGCAGTCTGAAGGCTACCAAGAGAAATTGTGCTTTCGTCACCTTCTCCAGCACCTTGACTAAAGGAGAGGTAAAGTGGATCTTCATTGGTAGATGCAACAATATTAGTTGCTGTTGCAGAGGCAGCACCAGATCTATCATTGGCCCACCAAACCCATTCAGACTGATTGTTCAGAACAGTCTTATAGTAGTTTGTGGAACCGTCTGCTGTTTTACTGTCAGATGCTCTGGAAAGATTAGAGAATGTTTCAAGAACAGTTCTCTTTTGTCCAGTGATACCACCATCTTCGTCTAATACAACAACGTGCATCTCATCTCTTGCTGCTTCACCAGCAGAGTGCCTATCAGCAACATAGTCCGATGTTCCCGGTGCAGCGTCGAACAGGTTGAAGAAACCCCATCTTCTCTTTACCGTATCCATCGTAATGTCTTGAATTAATGCAACTTTTTCAGAAAGACGAATTGTAGCTGTGTAAGTGTTCGAAGAACCAATTCTTGTTGCATCACCGATATTTTCGATTCTCAAGAATTGAGTTCCAAGAGTTGTGTTGCCGACTTCCAAAAGGTCTCCGACATTCAACTTACCTTTGATAGTAACCATTTCAGAGTTAGCTGTGCTAAACCCATCAACGTTGTTCGAAATATCAAGGTTTGCTGTATTAGAACCAGCAGTAATCTTCAGTGCAACAGAAGTATCAGAATCCGAATTGGTGTGGTTGTTAGAGTAAGCATCAGCAGAATCACAAACAGAGATCTGCAAGTCGTTTCCTCTAGAACCCGGATACTTTGCAATGTACAGAAGATCTGTATCACCAAAGGCTAAAGATTCGTAATGATCGTCATTACGAACAAGTGTGTTAGCAACTACACCAACATTTGCTGTGGCGTTGAAAGCTGTGCTGTCAACTGCTCTAGAAACATAAAGTTGGTTTCCGTATGCTAAGAAAGACGCTGCCGTGAAAAATGTCTCAAAGTTCGAATCGGTAGGTTCACCAAACTTGTTGACTAGATCTTTTTCACTACTAATTAATACTCTTTCCTCTACTGGACCCCAAGAAAAGGCACCAGCTATGGCCCCTTCAGTTGTGGCTACTGCAGGAACAACAGTAGTTAGGTCAAATTCTCTGACCTGAATTCCCGGACTTACTAAAAATGCCATCGTATTCTCCTTAGATAAGAAACTGCACTCATATTTATTAAATCCTGATATTGGTTAAAGAATTAATCCATCATCTTCATATCCGTCTCCAGAGTTAATGAAACCGAAAGGAAGCATAGAGTCCATTTCTTCCTTTCTTTCTTGAAGGAGACTCTGCACGTAGTCTGTATCTGTAAGGTTCTTGAAGTAGTCTTGGGTTGTCATCCAACCAAACATTACTAAAGTCATTACGATATCGTCATTCTTGCCTTTGTCAGCAGCAAAGCTTTGACCAGAAGAAATAAATGTTGACAACTCACTGATTACTTCAAAGTCATTGGCAATGAGTTTTTTGTTTTCAATCAATGTTTTTAAGTTTGAACAACCAATCTTCTTTGTTTTCAGTGTAGTTCTAAGGCCGTTGACCATATGAACACCGCCGAAACCAGAACTGATCTTCACACCGTCTCTTCCCTTGAAGGACGTGCTGACCATATTCTCATATTCTAAATCTCTCTCAAGAATGTCTGCAACCTGTTGTCCAACATCATTAATCTCCACCATACAAAATGCTTCATTGTACTTCATTCCCAATTCGTAAATAATTTTTGGAAATTCTTGTACGGTAACATTGTTCGCTTTAAATCTAGCAACCAGCTTGTACGGAACCTTAGAAACATCAATCACTGAAATTGCTGAATAGTCTAGATTCACACCTCTAGCTACGTCACATGTCATTACATATATTTTATTGGGTTCTGGTTCATCATAGATAGCTGTTCGATCATTAAAGGTGACAGGTTTATCAGGATACATCTGTCTGAGAAACTTTGGATCAATCAGAGTGAACTGAGAACCTAAGAACTCACACTCAAATTCCACACGCCATTGCTCTTCAGAAGTGTTTGCAATAGTTTCTTTCTTAAAGTTTTCATCTCTTCCGGGAACATCCCACCAATTAACCTCAACTCTTTTATAAGAATTTTTCCCCTTCTCAGAGTCAGACCAAATTCTGTAGAACATGTCCAATCCGTTTGGTGTAGACGTAATAAGAATTTTAGATGTCTTACCAGAAGAAATTGTAGGATAAACAGAAGCAAAGAATTCCTCTTGGATATTCGGAGATACGAATGCAAGCTCGTCCATGTAGATCAGGTTAAAAGATCCACCACGTACAGCAGAGGAGGACGTAGCAGAGGCAAGAATTTTTGAGCCGTTCTCTAGCTCAATATTACCTTTGTTCCACTCTATGACCCCCTGCTGAAGCCACTTAGGTAGGTGTTCGTAAGCAAGTTGGATACGGCTAAGAATTTCTCTAGACTGCTGCATCTTGTTTGCCAGAATTGCAATTGAAAAACTTTCCGTGAACAAAACATACCAAAGAAGAACTGCAGCAATCGTTGTAGTTTTACCCGACTGTCTTGGAAGCTTACAAATAACGAATCTTTCCTTGACAGAAAGATCAATGATTTCTTTTTGAAAATCGTAAGGCTCAAAAAGAATCAAACCTTTATCTACGTTCACAATCTTGATATAGTTTTCGAAGAAATAAAGAGGATCTTGAGCACACTTAATAAACTCCTGCATTTCCTCTTGTGTGTATTCTACCTCAACACCCGAACGTTTGAGGTTCATATTACCAAGATAAGCTTCTCTCCTATCTTCACTCATTTTTTCATATCCTTAAGCATCTTCTGAAGATCTGCTGTGCTTCCTACAAAAAGAGCATTGGTAACATTCTTTGGTTTCGCCTTCTCACCTTTGATAGCTTTTTGCTTATTCTTAAGTTCTAAAAGGTCTTTATTGGCGTCTGAAACAGTTTTAACAAGTGTTGACACGACCTCAAATGCTCTGGGTTGCTGAGACTGTTTTGCAACTTCTAGCATTTCTTCTAGAGCTTCTGTTCCTCTTTCGATAACGTTATAAAGATTAGTTCTTGTGTATTCATAATCTTTATCAACCTGTTCATCATCATCACCTGCAGGAGGCTGAACCATTTGTCTAACTTCCTCTACACCGTCCTCTATGTTGAGGATTTCATTTAAATTTTTATCATTCATTAAAAATCTTCCAAGTCTAAATCAAATCCAGATGGTTGAGCAAATGAACCAAAATCAGCACCTCCAATTATTCGAAGATCTAGTTCCTGTACAGCACCATTGGAAAAAATAGGTAGTAAATCAGAATTTGCTGTTACTGTTGAAGAAAATGTTGTAACAAATCCGTAGTTTGAATTTGGTAATATTGTATTTGCTGCAACAGAAAGAGCGCCATTACTAGTTGGTTGACCATTTGCAAATTGTCCCGGTCTGATACGTAAACTTTCTACACTCGTATCTGCAGTACCAATATTCGATGCAAACCCATCTATTCTAAGGTTTGTATTTGCAAAGAGAATCAGAGGCTTCTCGATAATCGGACCAATCATATACGCTTTCATTATGAAGTCCATAGTGTGAACCAACACCCTTCTTTGCTCAAAGGCTCCATCATAAAGGTCTTGAGTAGTCACACCGTTTAAAATTATAGGAATGTCTTTTTTGATCTGAGGGTCTTCTATCAATTCTACGGTTGGAGTAAATTGTGGAATGAAGAATGGAAGAATCTGTTCAACAATTCTAACACCATCTTCATTCGTGGCTGTATAGATATTCATGGAAAATTGAATATCATACGGAACCTCAGTGAAAATTGTTTTAGCTTTCTCAGCTTGAGAAGAACTAACAATTTTATTTGTGGCTGGAAGTTGCCTTGCAGGATCAAACCCCATTCTCACAATTTCAAAAGATATTCTTGGAAGTGTGATGCCAACTTGTCTGGCTAAATCAGGATCTTCTTGAAGCCTCGTCACAAATTTACTTCTAGGTCCGTAAGTAAGAGGAACCTCAATGGTTTCAATGACTTCCCCAAGTCTGTTGATCCTTCTTAACTTAATATCGTTGAAGAGTGTGCCAAAAGTCACCACATATTTTCTTAAGAGATCGTGAAAAAAATTATGACCTAACATTAGTATTCTCCACTAGCAAAAGGATCATTTTCAGTGAAGTCAACAATGCTGTCAAATTCTCTTTGTACCTCAAAGTTGATAGCACCAGCCACGTTGTTAGCACCAGAATCCGTGTTTCCAGAAACAACGCCAAGTGACAGGCTTGACATGTAGTTGTCTAAGGTATTGTTACCTGTAGCAAAAATTTCTCCAGAATATTCATATGTTTCACATCTCAAATCATAAGTTTGCAGTTTTCCTAAAGGATAAAAAATTTGTTCATTTTCAACAAATTTTATTTCAAAAAATGTATTTGCCAGAGGAAAATAAAGCAAATCACCTTCTCTAGGTCTAGAAATAGAAATGGCCTGATCAGTGTAAACGTTATTAGATATTTCTACATTAGCAGATGAGTATGTACTAACAAAAGCACCGTTGGCAATTTCTTGATCAAACCTTTTTTGGGCAATTGTGAAGGTCACTTGATCTCTAATCTCTAAACCAAATCTTGAAACAAAGTCCCCTTCGCCTTCAAATCCCAAAATATTTTTCACATACATCTCTACCGGAATAGCATCCACAAAGGCAGAACTAGTATATTCTGTATAAACAGAATCAGTACCTAAAGAAATTCTAGGCATGTAATCAATGTCGAATCCATAAATCTGGATCGATTCGATTATTAAATCTTCATGAAGATTTTGCTCTGTTGTGGTTGTATACTGGTTAAAGAATGCATTTCTTGTCATTAGCCAATCATATCAGTGGCAGGAAGAGAATATGATGTTCTCATTTCCATTTCCAACTGCTCCTTGTCTCTCAACCCTTCATTGTATATAGACATTCCGTCCATGATCATCCCACCCGGCATTTGCATACCTTGGAATTTCTTGAGATTTTCTCCCCACTGAATTTTGATAAGAGCGGTGGCATATCTCTGGAGCCAATAATCACCATACATTTTTGTATATGTATCTGGATCAATAACCTGATATGCTTCAACAATTAAATATTCACCAACAGCAACTTTTTCCCAATCCATGTCAATATGAAATTGGTTTCTGTGTCTATTGTATCTTATTGGCTGCTTTCCGACCAATATTTGTTCATAAAGTTCTAAATGTTGAAAGGCCATATAATATGGAACAAGAGATTGTGATGTAAGAGTATATAAGTCATTCAAAGCAATTTGGTAACGAATATTGAAAAGATTGTTAGTACTTGTAGCATCACCAATATCAAATAAGTTAACTGCGCCAATAATATTGTCTGGTAATGTTATGTACTTATTATCTTTATCATCCTGTGTTACTTGCTTTTTATAAAAAACCCTCTCTGTTCCATCGAAATGATAGTCTTGATAAAAATTTACAGCTTCATCAACCCTATCATCAACTTGAGCATTACTCACGTTGATTTCAATCACTCCCTTGCCTAACTTTCTAAGGCAGTATTCTTTAAAATCCGTATTCGATGTTGGAGTAGCCATTTATTCCTCCGGACAATTGCAAAATGCTTTGCTTTCTAGAGCTTCTACTCTCTTATTTAATTGTTTGATCGTTGAAAGAAGAACCGCAGTCATCTTTCCATAATCTACCATCTTCTCACCAACAGAGTTCTCGGTGACAAGTTCTGGGACGTACTTCTCAAGATCTTGAGCAACAAAACCAATTTCTTTTCTGTTGTGGAATCTTACAGTATCTTTCCACTGGTAAGAATATGTCTCAATATCAAACACCGAAGATGATGCTTCGTAATTCTCAATACCTGTCTTTAATCTCAAGTCAGAATAATTGAGTTGGTTGAGTTCAGATGGCGTTCCATCGCCAACCACAAATGCATGAGGATCAAACTCGACAATAGAAATAATGTCACTGCTGACGAGACTTGTTGTAAGGCCAACATGTGAAGTGTTGGTAGTGAAGTCAGCATTTCCTAATCTTACGCCATTAACAAATACTTGCAGGTAAGAGTTGGAAGTGGACGTGTGAGCCACCGAATTAGAGGTAAGACCAGTCAGTTCAGTCTCGGAGAAAGAGTCTAGTCTGCCAGTAATGAAACCGTTTGAAGTGTTAGCAAATGTAGAAGAGTTGGAAGTGTTTACGACTCTTACTAACAGATCACCTCTAGATTGAGTGATGTTAACATCATCAATATCATCAATGGATGTTACATCGATAAGAGATCTTGGTCTGTTAACGAACTTACTTGTCGCTTCGTCATAAACAAGAACATCAGCGTTAGAAATACTTGCATAGTTGATTTCAATATCGCCAATATCACCTGTGTTTGCTACCGACGAATTACTGAACACTAATGCTGTTCCAGTACCATTAACTCTAAGATATTTGTTAGAGTTAGAAGACATATTAGCAATTAAAATATTTGCAGTATTTGGAAGATTGACCGTTCCTACTGATAGATTAGCATCGCCAGTAGAAGACAGTTCCATACCAGTGGTAAATGTTATCTTATTGGCAGCAGTATCATCAGCATCTGATCTGAGGAAACTGGTTCCACTAATTCCGCCTATAGTGTTGGCTGTAACAGACGTTAAAGCAGAGCCATTACCAGTGAAAGATGTGGCCGAAACAGTACCTGCAACATTTAAGTTAGCTGTATTACTAACACCTGTTACTACCAACTTTCCGCCAATATGAGCATTTCTTGATACACCGAGACCCCCTCTTGTCTGAAGCGAGCCTGTTGTAGTACTTGTTGATTGTGTAGTGCCGTTAGCCTTTAAATTACCGCCAGAAAACGTTCCTGTGATAGCAGCACTTCCTGTAGCAGTATTAGAATTGGTCGTAACAGCTTTTTCTCTAAACAGATTTGCCATCTGATTAGTTCTGAGTCTCCAATACTCAAATGTATTAGTCGTTGTTGTATTAGATACGTTTACTGCCATCTACCAATGCCTTTAGCAAGTTTTTAATTTCTTTTACATCATCATTAAGTTCATCGACTTTCTGAATATAGTTATTTATTTGATTGTCACGACTCCTTGCCGCCTTGTAAGCAGCAAGAGATGAATTATCAACACTTATAATAGCATTAGATTTTTCATCTCTTTTTACTCCACTAATATTCATGTTATACCTGTAACGCTACTGCTCTAATATTTTCAATAATGACTGGGTTTGAGGAATTCTTAGTACCAAACCCTGCAACCGAATCAATTGTAGCATATGTGACTACTTTGAGTTGGAAGATCTTAAATGTTTTATAAGTTGTTCCGTTTCTGAAGTAATCGGCAACGCCTGTAGTTGGGTCAGTAGCAATCAAGCTGTTTGCAGTGTACTTATCCGTATACTTAAATGCATAATCAGCACCAGTCGAATCGTTAAAGATCTTCACCCATTCCGTAGCATTAATCTCATCTCGGTTGAACAATCTAAACTCAAACTCTTTAACATCGTTTCTGTCATTTCTCGTAGAGTTTACTTCTGGTGTAAGATCTTTAAGAGGCGTGAACAGAACTTCATCTAAATTATCATACTGGTTTACAAATCTACCAAACACATAGATTTTTCCTCTAGGAGGTTTGAAGGCAGAAACCAGAACTCTCATATCTTCAGCATCTTGACCATCCGCAAGAGTAATAGGCTGAGAAATGTACCTTACGTTAGATTCACCAAGACCTGCAAACATCTCGCTGTAAATACTGGCGGTTGTTTCATCACTAACAGAACTACCGTCAATGAAACTATTTGCACCTACATCTGGTGAAATAGTCAGGTTTCCAATAGCACCAAGCAAAGTTCTCCTTGTGTCGATCATTGGAGATGTTTTGTCAGTTGCATTACTCATATTAACGTTAATAAAGAAGGACGAGTTTCCAGTTGCAGACCCCAACTTGAGACGTTCATTGGTTCTAGATCTCAGGACTAATGGATTGTCAGTATGTTCATATTCATCTTCATTAGGAACAGCAAATGTTTTGGAAGATGTATTAGAAATATTATACACAAAATCAAAATCTATAGATGATTTGCTATAAACTTGAGAAGTGAACTGAGGAACAATTACACTGAATTCACGATCTACAATCGACATGTAAGATGTTCCTACAAATCTATCTATGTTAAGAGTGTCAGTTTCTAACAGAAGGTCTCTCGGTCTATAGAAAGCAATCTTATGTTTTGTAGTCGCCTCAGTGGTCCCATCCAATCTGGTCGTATTAAACGTCTTGGTTGCAGAGGATGTAAAATTCCCCGAAGAAGGAGAAATTGTGACAAAATTGTTAATATCATCAATACCACTAACAAATCCAAAGATAGAAGTGTTTACGTTGCCAACAGTAAGATTAGGATCATTGTTAGCATTCGTCATACCATACACAAGATCACCAACTTGAATGAAAGACTTATTGTTAAAGAACGTGATGTCCTCATACTCTCCTCTGTCAAAGTTTCTAGGCACCATTCTTACTTGAGCAGAACCAGTTTCGAAAACTGCCTTGTTAAGAGTGAACTTAATGTCTTCGTCTTGAAGAGCAGACCAAGTATCTTGGTTAGCACCTAAGAAAGCAATTCCTTCATACGGCTGAGAATTGACAGCAGTTCCAGTAGTAATATCAGTTCCACCAAGCTGTGCAAAGTATACATCATAATCTGGATCATCTGCATCAGGCTTAATTACAAATGCATAAGATCTATTTTTCTTTAAAAATACAGGATAAGAGAATTTAAAATTAGTTGCTACAGATGCATCATCCGATACATTTACTCTTGCTGCTGGCAATCTAACTTTAGATGCACCGTATACTTTAGAAGTATTTGGATATCCATTTTCAACCAGACAGATATAAACACTTATTCCTCTTCTAACAGCCTTTCTTTTAAAGAAGACATCTAAGGAAGAAACAAAAATGCCGTCTTCTTCGAAATTTTTATCTCCTCTTACAAAGAAGGTCTGTGCAATAGGATCACCAGTCCCAGTTTGGCTGGTTCTTGTTCGACTAACTACCCGACTAGTTTGTACTGTCTCTGTCGTAATCTCAAAGTTTCTTTCAAGCGCCTCTTCTTTCTCTACGCCAATTCTATTAGAGTAGAACATTTTAGAAGCGGAAGAAAGAATAGCATCAGATTCAACTTCCAAATCCTGAACATCAGCTATCACAAAATTTCTATCACCTTGCAGGAAAGTTTCTTTGGGAACAAAGAAAATGCCTGAGCATGTTCCATTTCTAGACGTAATTAGAGGTGTTCCTCTTGGTCCTCTTGGAGAGAAGTGTGCAGATGCTAGATCAGAACTAGAAGAAATATTTTCTTGTATCAATTTATCATTAATTATACCATTTGGAAATTTTCTAATTGGTCTTGCTTCAGGAGGTGCAACAAAAATTGGAAGAGAAATGACAGGATCAATTGAGAAGAATGAAGGCTGGACGTGTTCATCAACATTAATACCATTAAAGAACACAGAATGTATTTGTCTAGGTCTAAGACCTACCGCACTAAATCTAATTGCTAATTCACGAATAAATGGAATAGCCGTGACATTAACTACTCTTTCACCTAAAGATTGAATATTCTCATCAACAACAGCTACAGTTTGAGTGACATCTTGGGTTGTGGTTGTTGTTGTTACTCTTCTACCGCCACCCCTTGAAGTCCGGGTACGGGTGCTAGTTCTAAATCCTCCAAAAGTCTGACCTAGAACTTCTCCATCTTGTACTGGAGATTGTTCGTCTGGATTAATTATTACTTGTCCACGGTTATTCTCATCAACCCCAGCGTCATATTCAGGGAACAGAGAGACATCACCTTTAAATCTAATAGCTACAGGTGCTGCTGGTCTTACTTTAGTGGCCTTGTTCTGCTTAAGATATTCTTCTTCACTGTAGTTATACATGATTCTGTGACCGAACAAACTTACATTTCCAGACACAATTTCAGGTGTGAAGTTGTCAACAAGAGTTTCGACAAAACCGGGTCTAAAGTGTTTTTTATCCTTATCGATTGCTACTCTATATTCATTATCATCTGTAGCACCAAACTGGTGAGAGCTAAATGGTTCCACAAAAATACCATTCTTAAATCTTTCAATTCCACTTGAATTCTTGAATTGTTTGTTGAATGTGTCGGATTCAAGAGCATTAAGAGAAGCATAGTATTCCAAATTAGTAATTCTCTGATCGAGAGTACCAATATCTTTCATAGTATATCTTCTAATATTAAATTGATCAACTCTTATTCTGTAATCAATAACATTAAATTCTGTTCTTCTGTCTTTTAATTTGTCACCGCTATAAACATTTTGTGCAGCGGTAGCCTCTTCTCTAGTCAAAGATGGGAACGGAGGAATATCTACTGTTCCCACTCTCATAGCTTTAGGAACTTCGGGGGGTGGCGAAATGTTATTGTTTGAAACAGAAACCGTGACAGTAGCTGCCTCTCCAATGTAAACATCTGCCCTTTTTCCAACATTGATCTTGTAGTCGGAAACAAACTCAGAATCATTCTTAAAGATCAAGAAGGAGTTCTTACTGTTACCAGAAGTCTTTGCAGAATCCTTATCCTTAACGTTAGTAACGTTAACCGAAGCTGTATTAGCTACACCACTAAGAAGGTTTGTGTTTTCTTTGTTGTTGAGTCTTGGTCTGTAGTCAACAACATCTCTCAGAGCGATTTTTTCTTGTCCGCTAGTAATGTAGTTTGGAATTTCTTCAAATTTAATAGTAGTTGTATTCGCAGTTCTAGAAGAAGTTGCTGGATAGGAATCTACAGTAAAGTATCCTTCACCATCGTTATTATCGACAGTAAATGCATCAAATCTTACTACAATGGTACTGTTAGCAGAAACAATATTCTTGTATCTTCCCTTGTTAGTCAGATGAAGGGAAGCATAGTCATAGAAATGATCTCTTTGACCAGAATCAATTTCAAAGAATCCGCCATTGATCTTGTTAGAAGAAGCAGTCAGACTAGAATCA